GCAAAACTTAAGAAAAAAGATGGAAAAGTAGACTGTATTCCTTATATACTTAAGGAAGGAGATACTTGGCTAAGTATTATTACTAAATATTATGGTTGGAGTGGTGAAATAAGGCAAGAATTGATACAGCTTATTGTTACTTATAACGCGAGAAAAGGAATAGGAACATTTGATGATCTTATTTTTGTTACTGAAGCAGTAAGAGGAAAAACGATTTGTTTACCACGAGAAATAATATTGTCACCTGGAACTTCAAATGAAATTAAAGTAAACATAATAATTTAAAGTGTAAAAATTTTTAATTTTTATCTAAAATATTTACTTTTTCAATCTTCTCAAGCACTTCTTTTCCAAATTCTTTTGCAATACCTTCTATATATGCATCGCCAAATTCGGTATTTACCCATTTATGTTCAATTAATTCAAGATCATTTTGTGATTGTTGAGGAGAGGATTTTTGATTATTATTGGAATCTTCATTCAGATTAGACCAAGAGCAAGATATAAGGAAACAAAATAAAAGTAAACATATTCCGATTGTTAAAAATAATTTCACTTTTTTTTGTAGCAACTTCATTTTTAATACCTCCTGATTTTTAAAAGAGTGTAGCAAAGTAATAACTTCCCCATATTATAAATGAAATGATTCCCAGTATTAAACCAAATAATTCATAATCCATTGTTTGTTCTCACTGCCTTCAATCTCTTCATTATAAGCTCCTTAGATAGAATAATATAATGATAATTATATAAAAAAACGGAAGGATTGAAAGGTAAATGTAAAATATTTAAACATATTTATTAAGAACTTTTCAACACAAAACTTATCTTTTTAATAGAAGAAAAATATTATGAAACCAAGATGTGTTGTTAAAATAAATGGAACTGATACTTTACCACATACTATTACAGTTATTAAGAAGGGACATAAAGAGGCAGAGACTGCAAATATTACAATAGAGAATACCGATAATAGGTATCTTGAAACTTTCTATTCTTATTTGCCAAATACTATTGAAATCTATCTTACATACGATGAATGGAAGCAGTATAACTGGTATAGAGTTTTCTCAGGATTTACAGATATGACAAATTTTGATGTATCCGTAAATGGTGCATTAATTACTTTTGAGGCAAGAAGCAAACTCTCAGTATTAATTGATGATACAATCACTCATAAATGGGAAAAAGCTAATATTCATAAAGTTATTAAAGATTTAAATAGTGGTTATTTTGCTCTTAGCTTAAACTGCCCCAATTACTACATCGGAGATTTATTAATGGAAAATAAATCAAGGTGGGAGCAAATTGTAGAGCTTGCAGATTCTTTTGGATTAGATACTTACTTAACAACTGATGAAACTTTATACTTTGGAAAATGGAGAGATTATAATCAGACTATTTATCAATTCTTATTAGGTTATCCTTATCCTGAAGAATTAAAGAATTCAAATATGATAAATACTCAGATAAGACATCAAACTTCTCAATTTCCGTATAACAAAGTTGAAGTAGTTAAATGGTCTGATGATAAGAAGTTATATTCAGGAATTAAAGAAAGCACAATTCCAAGAGTATCTGGCAAAACAAAAACTCAAGTAATAGACAATAGATTTGTTACTTCTGATTTAATGGCAAAAGAGCTTGCAGAATATTACTTATGGAAATTGGAAAGAGAATATATTCAAATAGAATTTGATACTCCAGGAATACCTTATCTTGAAGCAGATACTTTTTGTGAGGTGGTAAATGCTGGACCTTATTCAGGGTTTTATTGGATAAAGGAAATTACACAGGATTTCTCATTTGACAAGTATATTACTCATCTCTTAGTAGAAAATAGGAATCCTAAGGAGGTATTTAATGGATGAGCTAAATAGAACTGAATTATTAATCAGAAAGCACATTAAGAATATTTATACTGCCCTTCCTGGAACTATTACTAAAGTTGATCCAGTAAAAATGATGGCACAAGTAAAAATTAGTAGAACTGAACCTTATGGTCCACTTGAGACTGGATGGCTTAAAATAAAGACATTATACGCTGGTAAAGATTATGGATTAGCCTTTGTTCCTTATGTAAATGATGAATGCGTTGTATGTTTTCAAAATAAAAAGTTAAATGATGGATTTATACTTGTCTTTGCTTGGAGCGAGAGTAATCCTCCACCTGAACACGATATACCTTTAAGGATCGGAGACTGCTTACTTAGGCACAAAAAGGGAACTTGGATTTTATTGGACAAAGATGGAAATATAAAAGTCTTTCATAAAACGGGAACTGTAATGACTATAACTGAAGCTGGAGATTGCTTCATAACTCACAATAAAGGTCATGTGGTGATGATTAAAGCAGATATGGTTGATGGAAGAGTAAAAAGAAAAATTGAAGGAAATATGGGAGAATATAAGCTTATTTCACTTGAAGATACTGAAGGAGATACTCAAGCAAGAATAGAAGTAGGAGGAGATACTGGAATGGTTTTAAGAAGCACTGCTTCTGAGGCTCATATACAAGGAAGAGTAATGAGTAGAAATTTGATAACTCTACAGGAAACAGCTGACAGCTGGTATTATGAAATAAAAAATGCTTTTGGATGTCATTATTCTGAAAGACTATATAAAGGCAATAAAGATGGAGTTGGAGAGATAATACATGTTGATAAAGAAGGTCCTTGTGGATTTAAATTTAAAAATGGAATAATATCTATAATTGGAAGTTTTGGATAATTTTTAAAGAACTTTTTCAATTAATACTTATCTATTTTAATAAGGAATTAAATTTAAAGGAAAAATGGAACATGAATTATTAGGCGTAGATATACTTTTAAATAACGGAGATTTTCAAGTCAATCAAGCAGGTGATTTGTCATGGACTGCTGGCTTAGATAATTTAGAGCAAGCTTTAGTTCACAGAATCAGGACAGTTATAGGAGCTTTAATTTGGCACCCTGAATATGGGACAATAATTCAAAACTTAATATCAAAACCAAATACAGATGTTTTGAGGACTATTATAGCTATAGAATTACTTAGAACACTCTCAGAAGAACCAAGAATTGAAAGAATTAATAATTTAGAAGTTAAAGAGTTATATACAGATACTATTGTTATCAGTTTAGAAATAATACCAATCTCAAGCGATAAACCAGAAAATTTGCTTTTGAGGATTAAACTATGAAGACATTTGAAGAGATATTAGCAGACTTAAAAACTTACTTAGAAGAGCACAGTTCAGTTTTAACTGATTGGAATGTTGGTTCAATTTTAAGAACAATTTGTGAGTTAAACGCAGAGGTTGGAAGTGAATTGTATAATGAGCTTTATCATTTTCTCTTACAAAACTACATTTTAACTGCAGACGGTGAATGGCTTGATAAATGTGTAGGCGATTTTAATATAACAAGGAAAACTGGAAGTAAAGCTTTAATCTCAAATGTTAATTTTTACATCAATGAACAAGAATCAGATTTTACAATTCCTGCTGGAACAAGAGTGATAACTAATGAGCCTAATCCTAAGATTTTTGAGACAACAGAAGATATTATAATTCTTGCAGGACAAACAGTAGGTTCTGGTCAATGTAGGGCAACAGAGGTCGGAATTGAATATAATATCCCTCCTTACTATTTATATCAGGTTGTAGAACTTTCTGGAATTATTAGGGTAGAAAATACTGTTTCAGGTTCAGGCGGAGAAGATTATGAAACTGATGATGAATTAAGAGATAGAGCTTTAGAATTCATTAGAGATGGACTAACTCGAGGAACAAAGACAGCTTTGAAATATGGAGCTAAAACTGTTACTGGTGTTAGAAATGCAACTGTAAGAAGTAATGTAGAAGATAACTGGGAGAAATATCCGATTATAAAACTCAATTTTACTGGGACATGGGAAATTATTGAAAATACAAATCTTTATTATGGTCAGAGAAAAGAAGGAATTGGAACAGTTATTTTAAAAACTAAATGCAAGAAGTGTAAAGTGGCACTTTGGAAAAATAACACTTATGGACAAGTTAAACTTTATTTTGATTCAGAATATCAAGACATAAATTTAGCTGGTGAAAATTCACGATTAACAATTGAGAAGGAATTTGAAACTGAAGGATTACATACAATTCAACTTGATACTCTAACGAATAAAGGAAGCATTGAATACATAGAAACTTTCTCAAGTTTTAGAGAGGGAACCAATATTGTCTATATTGATGATGGAACTGGGAATATTGACTGGGTTATAGTTAGAAATTGCTATAACGAATTAGAGAACTGGGTATCAGCTTCAGAAGCTTATTTCGTTAGAAGATGTGAAATAAAAACAGTTGATAGAAAGATAAGAGTTTCATTAAAAGAAAATCTTACTGAGACTTTAGCAGAAATAACAATTTTGGTTCAGAGTAAGGCAAATGAATACATTAACTCTCTCAAAATGGGAGAAACACTTTATAACTCTCAGATAATTAGAAAAGTTCTTGAATTAGAGCAAATTAAGAATTGCACAGTTGATGATTCAGATATCACACCAGAGGCTTATGAAATTATAAGAGCTGGAATTATTGAGGTCGTTTATGATTAATTATCTTTTAAATTTATTACACAATGTATTTAACAAAAGTGGAAAACTTGTAAAAGATTTAATTGGAGCTTTTGCAAATACATTTGATAAATTTATTCAAACTAAAAATGAACACGATAACCAAAGGTATTTAAACACAGCAACAGGAGAATGGCTTGATAAATTTGGGAAGGATGTAGCACTTAAAAAACTTCTAAATGAAACTGATGAATCTTATAGGGCAAGAATAAAAGCAGTTTATCTTGGAAGAGGAATAACAAGACCAAAGATAAAAGCAACAGTTGATTCAATGATAACTCCTCAAACTTGCACAATATATAAATGGGATGAATATCCCGAAATTCTAACTGAATATGAATTTGAGATACAACTTCCTATTAAAACTTATGATGGATTCTTTACTAATCAAGCTTACCTAAACCAGAACACTTTTACAATTGCTTGGTTAAGTCTTAAAACTCTCTGGGACTATAAACACATAGAAGAGACTGTTAACCGAATTAAACCAGCTGGAAGTATTTTTAAGTTAACCTGTGGAGGTGAGGCGTATGAATAGAAGAAAATTCTTTGATAACCAATTAGTCCAAACGGCTCATTTAAATGATATTCAGATTAAGAATGAAAACTATCTCGAGAAGTATGGTCAAGAGGTAGTCAGTATAGATAACTTTTGTTATAGTGGGTTAAATACTTTAGCAACAAATCCAGCTTCTATGAAGGTTGTTCTTCAATTAGGAAGTGGATGGAAGAATTGGAAGAATATAGTTCATCCTGAAGATTATGAGATAACTATACAGGAAGCTCATCCTACTTTACCACGATTGGATACAATAGCGGTTAAATATGCGACAAGGGAATATATATCAGAGAATTTAACATTCAGAGACCCAAATACAGGGCAACTCTACAATGAAGAGAAACTTACTTTTATTCTTGATTATAGAGAAATCCTTTACCTACAAGGAACTCCTGCAGAAGTCCCTGTTGCACCTGATGTACCAGCGGACGCATTAGGAAGTTCGAATGTTTTAGTTTTAGCAGGAGCAACTCAAATTACTCAAGACAAAATTACAGATATAAGGAATTTAAAACCAGATTTTTTAGTTGGAAGTCATAGAACTCAAATTCCTATAGACCATCCAAACGCAAGTATATTTAATATACATATAGCCTCTAATGCTGACATTGACTTAACAAAATTAGATGGAATTGATTTTGATAGTTTATTTGAGCTTCTTTATTTCGATACAAATCTTAATTTAGAAGAAGATGAAAATTACATTTATGATGCTTCTGATAGATTAACTCAGATAGATTATCCCAGAAGAGCAATACAGGAAAAATATTATTATAACGAATCAGGACAATTCACATATTCGACAATAGAAAATGCTAAATGGTTAATAACTGAAACTTATACATTTTCAGGTTCAAAGATTACTAAAGTCTCAAGAGTAATAACTTTAAAGTGAGGTGAGATAAGATGGGAATGAAAGGTCTTTTAATAGCAACTACACAGCAAATCATAAATAAAGTAGCAGATATATTTGACTTGATGGGAGATAATGAAACTCCTCAGCCTGATTGGGAAACATTACAAAATCAACATAAAGTTATCTCAGATCAACTAAATGGTTTAGGTGGAGGGTATAGAACTTCTGAAGATATAATTCCAGAGGAGCATTCATTTGAAAGAATGTATTCTATCTTGGATGGAGCAGAGGATTTCACATTCAATTCAGAAGGAAACTTTGTATTTTTAAAAGGAAACAATGCAATAGTTATGAATCTTTTAAATTATGAACTTACTTCATTTGGTTTAAATTTTGGTGAGACAGTAAATCAAAATTATCAAATGATTGAAAGATGTGGTAATAATTATGTAGTTTATAGAAGAAAATATGCTTATGTAAGATCTAATCCTTTTCCTACGAGAATAACTGAAAATATAAACAGATTTTATGTTTTTGACCAAAATTTTAGCTATGTTTCTAAATTTAACTGGGATACAGCAAATTATGGTGGAGTAAAAAGCATATGCTGGGATGGAACAAAATTAAGAGTATTAACTTATGTTCCTTCAGCTTCAGGAGGAAGTGATCCAGGTATATCTGCTTATTACGATACACTTTATGCTTGTGATTTAAGTGGAATTATAGACCCAACAAAAACCATTGAGCTCAAGAATTACGGGTTAACTCATTGTGACCCAAAGACTTATTCGCAGAAATTTATTTATGACGGAGAGCTATTCTATTTCAGAAAGATATTCTTTGGAGACAAAACTTTTAGAATATGGGCTTTTAATAATACTGGTCAATTATCAAAAATAATCAAGTTTAATGATATGCTTGGTGATATTATTTATCAAAATATTAGCAGTTTCAACAGGCAGAGCGAAATAATGAGTTTAGGATATCGAGATAAATACCTTTATCTTCTTATAAAACTAATGACTAATACTTTCATGACTAATACTTTCATTGCAAAGATGAGGATAATTGAGTGATTACAGAAATATTTAGACCTGTTAAAAATTTAATAGATAGATTTGAAGTTCTTGTAAACCAAAGAGCAAACGAACATGCAAATTGGAAAAGTAAAATAAATGAAATATCTTATAAATCAAAGTCTTCAATTGTTGAGAATCACACTATAAATAAATTCTATTCTCTTCCAAATACTTGGTATTTAGATAGTAGTGAATATCCTAATTTACCCCCTACAGAGCTAAAAAATATACCTTCAGGAATATATAGAGATTATCATGGAGAAATTGGTGGATATGGCAATTTCTGTGTTAAAAACTCTCTTTTTTATTTAACTGTCGGACAAAAAATATTTAAATTTGACCCCACTACAGAAGAAATAACAACTTATAACAATCGGGGTATAAGAAAATATTTATGGAAATTACAATGGTCTGATTTTCCACCCAAAACAGGAACTACACTTCAATATTGGAGAGTAAGTGGTTCTGGGATGTGGGGAATACCTCCAAGAGGAGCAAATACAGATTTTTCAAGTATTCAGCCTCTTCAAAATGGAAAATGGGCTTTACTTTCATGGAGTGGTGCTGGTGGAGAAACTGTTGTTTGTGGAATGGAAAATAGAAAAAGAGTTATGTATATTTTGAATTCTGATTTTACTTTATCTTCTCAATTTGATCTTGGTGGAGAGTTTGCAAACAATTTAATAGACTGGGCAACTTTAGGAAATCAGATAGTTCTTTTAACTTTAAGAAAAATAACCTCAAGCGGTGGAAACATAAACGAAAATGTCTTTACATTCTTTAATACTTCAGGATTTTATCAAGGTGAATTTATTATAAAACCTGCATTATACACTTATATTCCTAAGATTGAATATGGTGGATTCTTTTCTGGAATTCTTAGCTATGAATGTTATACACTTGTTTTTGGATATGACATTCCAGGAACTTATGAAGAATTCTTAAGGGATAAACCACCTGATGTAGAAATAATTGGTCACGGATTCCTTGAAAATGGAGCTGAGGCTGTAAGTTGCAGAATACTTAAATATGACCCTATAACTGGTAATAAATTTTATTATCAAGGAATTACACTTGGAGGAATGACTACAAATCAAGAATATATATTTATATATGATAAAAATGATTTTCTTATACGAGTTTTTGATAATCATGGAATTTTAAAGCGAATAATCTCTTTGCAGGAATTTGAATACTTTGGAGATAAAGGAATTAAGCCAACATATTATCCTTTAGATGTTCAAATATCAATAGATCCTACAAACACAAAATATCTTTATATCTATTTACCAGTTTTTCCACAAACAATAGGAAGGTGCAAAATTGACGATTGATGAGTTATTAAAGGTTGTAGAAAATAAGGTCAGTAAGGAAGAATTTCAAGCTTTTAAAATTGAAGTAGAGAAATTCTTTCAAAATTATCAAGCAATGCTATTTTATCTTAAACCAGAAACAGGAATTCCAGTAGAGGATTTAAACTTGTCTCTTCAGAATGAGATAAATAAAATTAAAAATGCATATATGATTGGAAATCCTATACAGCCAGAAGATTTACCAGCAAATGTGGCGACAAAACAATATGTAGATGAAAATGTTGAGGGTAGAATTTATCCCGCTAAGGCAAGAGATATAATTGATGAGATTGTTGTAGCTCGTGGAGACAAAACTTCTATAAAAGAGTATATAGATGTACACGCACTAAATACTGCATTAATTGACTTAATTAATAGTTTATCTGGAATTATAGATAAAGCAAGACTTGAAGCTCATAACCATAATGAACACCCAAACAGGGATGCAGAGGATTGTCATCCTGAATCAGCTATTACGAATTTAACTACTGATTTAGCTTCTAAAGTAGCAAAAACTTCAGTTATAGCAGATATTAACGCTTCCCAAGAAAAGGTAGGAGAAAACCCATTAGTAATTGACAATATCAAAGTAAAACCACCTGCTCATAACGATACTACCAGTAGAGATGCAAATGATTGTCATCCTATAGAAGCTATTACAGGACTTCAAACAGAACTTGATGATTTGGCTGGCAGACTTGACACAGAAGAAGGAAAAACAGCAGCATGGGTAAATTTAGCATTAATGAGAGGATATGATAGTTTGGCTACAATGATTTCATGTATGTATGCTGCTTTACAGAAATTACTTACTTCTCATCCAACCGATAAGCCGCCTTGTTGGCATGATTATATGGGGTAAAGAACTTTAATGAAGTTAAATTATCTTATTTAAGGAGGAATAAAAATGATAAAACCATTTAGTGTGGACATTT